GTTGCCGCCGTAAGTGATCTCGCTCGCAATGTTGAGCGTGCCGCCGCCGTCGCCGCCGATGGACGTGACCGCAATTGCGCAGGAATCATAGCGCTCGGCAAACTTCGCGTCGCCGCTCGTGGCGTAGAAGTGGCCAATCATCATGTCCTGATTGGCAAGCGCCTGCGCGTCGTGATCTTTGACCGCAAGATTCCACATCTTGACCGCCGCCGCGTCACCCGCATCCAAAGGAATCGGGTCAAACGTCTGCGTGATAACGGGCTTTTTCATGGTGGTAAAGGTGTTGCCGAGAATGTCCTGCTTGCTCTCCTGTCCCCAGTCCATTTCCTCGGTGGAATCTTCCACGCGCTTACCGATGGCGCTCCAAACGGGAGCCGATGACGTGCCGGTATTCAGATACGCAATCAAAAGCTCGCGGTCAATGGTCTGGCCTTCGGAGGTCGCAAAAGTTAAATCTGCCATTATACATTCACCTCGTATGTTAGTTTAAGAGGAACCATATAGTCCTCGTATTTGTCGCTGGTTGCGCCGAGATACGACGCAAAAGCCGCTGTCTCTACGCGCATGGCGCGTCTCCCCTCTCCAATGTCCGGGCGCTGTGTGTGGGCCCAGTCCGCAAATTTGTTTAAAGCCTCGACTGCCTTTAAGCGCGTGTCATCGCTTGTCCCCGGAGGCGCGATCTGGTAGTGGATTTCAAACGAATACTCCGCCTGATACCCGCCGCAGATATACTTCTTGGTGATAACAGCGCCTTGCACGGACGAAAGCGCCATGCCTACCGTTTTCGCCGCGAAATACTCGTACTTGATCAGTTCCACGTTATCAGGGATATTGGGGCATTTGTTTGCCCAAATCAATACAAGGCGGTCGAGATCGGATTTTTCAACGCTTGACGCAAGCGTTACGGTCTTTTCTTTAGAGATCATTCTTTACCGCCTTTTCTGCTACACGTAGCCACTTTGGGAGGTTTTGAGCTTTCGACGCTTCAAACCAGTGCGAAGATGTATTTGGATGCCAAAACTCCAGGTCTTTCTCAGGCACCGCCGGAACTTTTGTTACGCCTTTTCTCGCATAGGAACTTCCCGTCAGCGGATCAACGTACAGTTTGCCGTAATAGAGATACCGAGCGTATGGGCCGGGGTAGATGATCTCGTTTCCAGATACCCGCGTTCGCGTCCTCAACGATCCTGTGCGCATCGGGACAAATGGCGCGGTATCTTTTGCCACCTGTACCGCAAGCGTGTGTTCTGCGCGACTGCAAGCGCTTGCAATGGATTCTTTGACTGCATCCATGCCAGAGACGTTGATGGTAAATTTCAGCGCCATCTCATACGCCTCCGCATTCCCAATGCTGCATATCTTCGCTGCCAAAGTCCATTGCATCTACCTTTGTCAGATTCCAGCAGTTATCCTGTGAAAGCGCCACATCTTCCTTGTCGGTGACAAACTCACCCTTGATGAAAAACGTAACCCCACCGTTGCCGTTGACCGAAAGCGTCCACAGTCCGGTCTTATCTGTGGAACGGTAAAACTCCTGCGGCCCGACGTACTTCTTGGGCTTACCCGTCGCCCCGTCTATCGCTTCTACGGAAAACGGGATATACAGGTTGACCGCATCCGCACCCTCTAACCCGGTCTTTCGCACATTTGCGCCCTTTGACGCTTCACACAGCACGCCGCGTAAAATCGTGACATAGAGCTTAGTAACGTCTTTAAATGTTGCCGGGTCGGTTTCCTTGACGGAGTTGTAGATCGTTACAGTGTGGGGAGCGTACACGCGCAACACCTCCCCCGATATAGCAGCCCTGTGTGAGCAAGATACTCTCTGCAAGTCTCTGCAAGGAGCTTTCTTGCCCCATCCGTAGCGTTCAGCGCAGCCGCGGCGGCTTCACCGCCCGTTGCAAGCGTCCTGGAATAGCTGCCTACCGTTTCGCTTTTGACTTCCGCGTCATTTGCCGCAGCGTTTGCAAGGTTTTTCATGGCAAGCGCCTGCGCCGCCTCGATGACCGCGTACTTGTCAACCAGCGCACAGCAGCACATCTTTACCGCGTCCAGTTCTGCGTTGTCCTTTGCCCGGTTCTGCGTGTAATAATCGAGGAAGGAGCTGGCCCAGACAGCCAGACGCGGAAAATCTTCCGCGCTCACAGCGCCCATATAGGCACCGGCGTAGTATGTATAATCAGCGTATGTCATACGGGTCAGCTCCTTTCAGATCAAGAAACGGTAACGGTAGCAGTTCCGGTCTTGGTGCTGTCCTGCTTGGACTTGGCCGTGACGGTGATACTGGTCTTAGTCTCAGCGGAGTCAATAGTCAGCAAGCCGTCTTCGCTGATCTTGGACTTCGTGCCGTTCTGGCTCCACTCGACCTCACCGTTGATAATGCCCTCGCCGGTAACGGCAGCAGTAAATGCCTTGCTGTCGCCCTTTGCCATCGTCGCGGTAGCGGGCGAGACGGTAACAGCGGAGATGTCGCCGCCCTTTCCGTACACGGAGAACGGGAACGGGTCAGCCTTGTCTACGTTGTAAGCATTGACGGGATTCGCGATCTCCCAGCCGAGACGCATGACCGCACGCAGCGCCACCATGTCGTTCTGCATCAGGTTGTAAGTGATGGCCTTGGTGGTGGGGTCCTGGATAACACCCTCGGTGAAAATCTTGAACGTCATGTCCTGACGGATGGCGTAGACGAGCTGGCTCCAGTCACCGACAATCATCTGCGCCTGCGCGGGATCGAACGCGCCGTTCATGGGGAAATACATATCCATGCCGTCAAGACCGTAGCGGGTAGATCCCTGCATATCGGACTTAAAGATAGGCTGGCCGGTGGTGTCCTTCAGACCACGGAGCTTGCCGCGCATCTGAATGGCGGACATCACGCCGTTGGGGTTAAAGCCGTCCAGCTCGACCTTGGCGATCAGGCCGTTCTCGCCCATGATGTCACTAAAAATGTCGGAGCTGATGGGCACGCCGTTGCCAGCAGCGACAGCAGCAGGAACAACGCCAGTGCGCCAAGTGCTCGGCTTGTTCGTGCCGAACAGGATAGCCGCGTCGATGACCTTGCCGAAAGCCTCGGTCAAACGGGGCTTGACCTCGCCCCAAATGTCATAGTCCGCATCATCGAGAGCAGCCTCGGGAATGGGGACAATAACAGCGATTTCCTCGGCGTACAGCTTCTTCTTGTCCCACGCCATCTTGGTGGTCTGCTTGAAGGCGTCGCCAGCGCCGTCGCCGGTCGCTTCGCCGTTGACGAAATACGCGGAGGGAAGCGCGTCGAGCACGTTGATGGTCTGCGTCTTGCTGGACATATTCGCCAGTCTACGGCCCATACGAAGAACGGCAGATTCGGCGATAGCGCCCTGCATGATTTCGCGGGTTACAGGTTCCGGGATAAGGCCGGAAAGTGCGGAACGATCAATACTTGCCATGTTGTAATCTCCTTTTCGTTACTTGAGTGCGCCGCGGATCAGATTGTTCATCGCGGCATTGACATTGTTCTTTTCGCTGCCGCCGCCAGCGGGGGCAGTCCAATCGAATTTGACCTTCTGCCGGTTTTCTGTGAGTTTATCCACGGCCTGTTCAAAGGTGGTCTTGTCATCCACCATCTTTTCAGCCTTGAAGGAGATAAACTCCGCTTCCTCGCCGGTCAGCCCCTTGGAAAGCACATACTTCTCGCGCTTGAGTTGCTGCACTTCGGCCTGCGCTGCGGTCAGAGCGGACTTGTTGTCCGCAAATTCCTTGTCGCGCTTGGCCTGCCGCTCCTGCTCAGTCTGCTGGCTTTCTTTCCATGTGCGATACGCGGTCAACTCGTCATCGCTGGGCATGCCCTTCATCGCCTTTGCAAGGCGTTTGCCAATCATGGCGTCCACTTCCTCCTGCGTGAAGGTCTTAGCAGGGGACGGCTCCGGCGAAGGCGCCGGGTTGGGATTCGGATTAGGATTAGGTTCGCTCATTGTTAAATACCTCCGTTTATTGTCAGGGCCGTCGCCCTGCGGTTTTACGCCTCTCGGCATGATCGATAAAACAAAAGAGCCAACCACCGAGGATTTCTCAGTAGTTGGCTCATCGTGCCGTTCCGCGCGCTCAATTGCGCTACGTGCGTTATTTACTTGCTGATATTATATCACGCCACGCCCAAAAACAGCAAGCGGAATGTTTCTCTACCTTTCGGCGTGATAAGCGTCTGTGCGCCGCTCCAATTCGTCTTTTCGTTTACCGATTCTTTGACTTCGAACAGGCCGTCGTTCTTGTGTTCATACGGGAGCAGCTTGCCCTTTTTGTCACGGTAAACGTACTTCTTTTCCAGCAGGAAAGAAACGAACTTCTTAGGCGGAACGTCCAACGCCTTTGCGGTCTCGCGGAAATTCAACAGCGTATTTCTCTCCACAAGCTGGTCAAAATACTCGGCTTTCGGGAGCATGATCTGATTTTCCACAGTAAGCGTGGAAATGCGAGCGTCGCGATCCGCAAGCGTTTTCTGTGCCATCAGCAACGCCGATGCCATTAGCTCCTCCGGCGTCATGTTCTCCTGCCCGTTAATGTAGCCGCCGTGCTTGCGTATGCTGGGGATAACCTCACTTGTCACCCATCGTTTGAACTTTTTCGCCGTCGGCAGCTTAGAGCCGAGGACGAGGGCGTAAAGGCCGCTTTCGTTGATAACTACCATGTTTCTGTTTTGGCTGCCGTCGTGAAACGCGACGGTGGCTTTGTCCTCACCATCTACATGGGTAGACACCGCATCGCGCGAATTACTGTACCCAAGCGCTTCCGCAACGTCCTTACCGACGAACCACGGCGCACCGTCGCGTTCCATCGTGCGGATATTCCCAAATTCGGGATTGTTGAAAATCATTAGTTCGTTCATGCAATGTCCTCCTTCTTCATCGGGCGCATTTTGATCTCAAGCTCAAAGCTCCCCTCTTTGCCGCAGAAAATATCTTTCACAATATAGTCCCCGAATACTTCGACCATAACATCGTCATATCCGGACGAGCCAGCACGGAAAAGCGTATATGCGCCTCCATTCACGGCAACATCAACTTCTTTCGGGTCGTGGATAAGCTCGCAGGCTTCTCTAACAGTAAGCATAATAAAACCTCATTTCTCTTGACTTTGAGGCTTCCCCGATGATAGAATGAGATTTACCAATGGGGAAACCTGTTGTGATTTGAACGCTCACGTTGTCTTGGTCGGACGGTGGGCGTTCTTTTTATTTGCCGATTTCTTCTTCAAGTTTTTTTCTGAACCAATCCGTTCGACCCTCGCCCTTTTCGGCGAGTTTTCTATCGAGTGCTTCGGCCTTTTCCTTGTCAACCATAAAAACTAATTGCTTCATGGCTTTCCTGCGCTCTCGGAAGTATTCGGCGCGGCTTTTTTCAGCCATTTCATCACCTCCGTTGTGGCTAACTACATTATATTTGTAGTTAGTTACAATGTCAAGAGGATTTATGAGATTATTTTTTCAATTCTTCCGCTTTGATGACCTGCGCTTTTACGCTACCGTCTTTCATTCGCTTTAGCTGTACCCGACAACCGGCGGCAAGCGCCTTTTCGATGGCGGTTTTTAGTTTTTCGTCAATCATACAGCACCTTCATCCTTTCCCGCTGCTCCGGTAACCCTGCCGCCGCGCTGAACGCCTTGTATTTGGCGTTTAACCGCCGCAGCCTTATATTTACCGCCTGTTCTTCTTCGCGCAATCCTGCGGCCTTGTAGGCGGCTTTTTCGCGCTTGAACTTGCGTATGGTGCGCTCCACCTTTCGCTGCTCCTGCGTGGTCTCGTATGCCGTATAGGTCTTTCCCTCAAACGTACAGCCTAGACCATCGTCGATATGCTCAAGCTGTTCGTCATTGTATGTGCGCTCACTTACGCCCTCCACCCAGGGGAAACGGCGGTGGCGGCAGTTAGCTCCTTCCAGGCCATCCACAGCACCCAGACCGCAGACCTCGTAAATGTTTGGATAGATGTCGCCGCTGCGTGTGGAATACACTTTGCCTTGCCAGTCCTTGTGCGATGACCAGGGCGACCGCCCCGGCACATCACGCGCCCCGGCGTGGGCAGACACTTCATAATACGGCGTTTCTAAGTATTCCGCCGCTTGCTCCGTGTACTTACTGCACAGCTGCGATACGCCTGCCATTACGGCACGCCGGACAGCTACGTCTACATGGTCACGGTGTCCGCTCTCATAGTCCACCACGCGCAGGCCGCCACTTGCAAGCTCCCTAACGGCGTCTTTGATGGCTTGCCCATAAGAAATAGCCCCGCTTTCTACTTTCAACGTAGCAGCATCTAAAGCCCACTGGTACGCCTTTGCGGGGGGCAGCATCGTCCGCCCCGCATCTACCAAAAAGCCCATAGACGCAGTAATGTTACGGAACACGTTTTTCGTCTGCCGTTTTATCGCGTCAATAGTGGTCGCATCCACCAGCACGTCAGGCTGTGTTACACGGGCAAGGTCTATGACCTCGGTGTAATACTTTTGGTTGCGCTCCACCACATCGTCTATCAGCTCGTTCAACTTCTTCTCGCTGATGCCAATGGTCTTTCGGATCGCTTTTTCGATGTCCTTCAGGTCGATGCCATGTGACCGCAGCGCCTTGATGTCCTGCACCGTGACCTCGTTTAGCTCGTCCCGCAGCCTCAGCCGGGAACATATCTCCATTAGCATCGTGTCCTCAAGTCCACGGTACAGCTCCGCCAGCTCTTCCGGCATGGCATCCAGCAGTTCGGGGGTGAATGGGTATTTCGGCACTGCCTGTCACCTCATTCCACTTCGCTCTGCTGCTCCGTGGTCATGTCCTGCATCTTCGGCAGCGCCGCCTTTGCGGTCGCCTCGTCCTCGTTCATCCACTTCATGCGGAACTCCCAATCGTTCATAATGCCCGCACTGAGAAGCTGCATATCACGGGAAAAGTCGGTTTGCTTGTCCTCAATAATGCTGTCATCGAAGTCGATGGAAATCGCCACGTCCTCATTTAGCCCAGCATTCATGGCCGTGTTGCCCAGCCGCAGCAAGATACGGCACAGCTCCACCAGCGCCTGCTCCAGAACGATCTCCATCTTTTTGATGGTGCGGAACATGGTAGAGTTTTCGCTGATGACTTGTGTGGCAGTTGCTACGCTGCCACCGTCAAAGCGGTAATAGGTCTCACCGAAGCCGCACTTGCTGGACAAAATGTTGAGCTGATCCTGAATGCCGGTGTTGTGCTCCGCCGTCCGCAATGTCATATCAATCGGCGTAATAACCGCACCGTCGTTTACGTCCTCCGGAAGAACGTAAAACGCGACGTCGCTTGAATCAAATACCGGCTCTCCGTCAAGGTACTTCGCTGCAGATGGTTTCACCATAATGCGCTTTTTCCCGAGCTTGAACTCATTGACGTAGCTATCATAAGCAATATCCACGCCCTGCATTACGTCGATAGTATTTGCATACACCGAAATGCCGGTCGGAAGCAAATAGTTAAAGTTATTCGCAATGTTGGGTCGGTCAATGACAAATTGACGCTTATCGCTTCCGGTATGCACAACAGGGGGGATGCGCTCAAAGCCCTTAACATTGGTCAGCGCTTCGTCTGCAAGTTGCTCATTTTCATACCGATAAATGCGGTTCTCAATGACGTATTCGCCGCCATCCTCTTTGCGATGGATTTGCAGATAGAGGTAATCGCGCCCACCCCTTGTAACTACAGAGGAAAACGCGCACTCGCTGATATATCCATTCTGCCATGCCAGCGGATAGATATTTTCGATGGTCACATAGTCTAGCACAATGCCGGAGGCGTTGCCGGGTACGATCTCGCCGCTCTCGTTGACCTCCTGCCCCACCACGCGGGGAATGTATGCCACCGTGCCAAGCGCAGACTTCATTTCCTGCATCTCATTCGCCTTAACGGTAAAATTGTTCTCCGTCAAGATGCGGTCAATAAATTCCTGCTCCTTATTCCCTTCAAGCGTTATCTGCACTTTCTCGTTCATGAGCAGATTCGCCCAATCCTCGCACAGCTTCTTTCCCATTCCGAGGGAATACCGCTTGCAGTTGACCATGCTTTCACCGTTACGGACGCGGTAATTGTGGAAGCCCTTTACATTCCCCTGATACCAGCTTTTCCACTCCGCAACCTTGCTGTAAAACGATTCGGGGATCGTGGTATAGCCAAGCTCGCTAAGTTTTAAGATAACTGCATTGCTCATGCGATAACTCCCATCTGGCGAGAAATACGCTCTAAAGCGTATCTTGTGGCATCGATCAAATGGTTATTTGCATCAGGATACCCGCTGATGATGTCGCCGTCTTTATTCCGTTCATATTCGTAATTCACGAACTCGTTATATGCGTTTGGCGTGCGTTTCCGGTCTATGACGATCTTGCGCCGCTGGAGCCACTTCATACCGTAGTCAACAGAACCGGGGCCTTTGACCGACGCCTTTGCTGGAAGCCCCATAGCGCGGTAGTCCGCTACACTCTTAGGCTCAGCGCTGTCGCAAGTGATATAAGCATCTTTGTACCCGCGCTGGATGATGATGTTCCCGCTTGCCTCGTTTGTGAGCTTGTTTTGGTATATCTCGTCCATCAGGTAAATGGTCTCTCTCGCACGGTCGTAGTGCAGCCGGATAAAGGCGAACGGATCAGGGAACCACCCATAGTCAACGCCCTGATAGATTTGGTCAAAGTGCGACATTTCCTCGTCGGTAATCTCTCGCAGCTCCAAATTTTCAAACACATTGCCACCCGTGCCGACCGGAATACCGAGATATTCGTGCTGATATGCGCGCTCGTCCGTCTCCTTCAGGTGTTCCGCTTCCGCAAGAAACTGTTCGCCCAACCATTCAGGCGGCGCTTGCAGATATGTTGACTTGTGGCAAAGCCGGTCAGCGCGCTCTTCCAAACTGTCCTTGTTCGCCCAGTTGTCGCGCGAAATAGGCGGGTTATAGCTCTCAAAATTCCAAAACACCGAGCCGCCGCGCATGGTCGACTGCAAAATGTTTCGTATCTCCGCGCGTCCGGCAAACTGGTCTTTCTCTTCAAAGTGCGTCACCGCGATATACCCAAATGGCACTTTGATAGATTTGATTTTCATGGGGTCGTCAGAACCGCGAAACATAATCTTCTGGCCTGTCGGCTTATAGATCAGCTCCATTGGGGAAACCTTTGCTTCCCAATACGCTGCCATGCCCAGCTCACCGATTGCCCAAATGTACTGCGCATAAACGCTATCGCGGATCGTATTTGCCACTTTGCGCAGAACGAGCGCGTGAGTGCCCGGATTCCCAACCAGCAGAAGCGGAACGATAATTGATACCGTGGAGGATTTCAGCGAGCCGCGCCCGCCGCTGAAATCGTAGTGCGTATGCCCATGACGAAAAACATCATGCGCGATATCGTAAAACGCAGGGCCGATTTTCTCGGATAAACGAATGTCAGACATCGATAATCACCTTGACAACGGAATCGGCGCTTGTGTTGTCTTGCTTGTCGAACACACCCGTATGCTTCGCCAGCATTTCAAGCGCTTTTAGCTTATTCGCATATTTCAAATCGCTTTCCGTGCAATCAGACGCAGGCTTGTCTGCTATTTCTTTGAGTTTTTCTATAACATAGTCCTGCGTTACTTCCGTCCGTTTCTGCCTTTCCGCCTTTGCTTTCTGGATAGCAGCTGAAACGTTACCATTCGTAACTAACTGCCTACCCTTTTCGGCGTTCTTGTATCCGGCTCTTGCGGCGGCTTGAGTGGCATTCAAGTCCACAAGATACTCTTGCACGAACCTCTCTTGTTTTGCTGTTAATGGCACTCACCACCACCTCTTTTGTCGCATTTATTTGCTACCAGCCCCCGCCCCTTGGCCTTACATAGCAGACTTTACCCGCCCCGATGGGCTACAACGCCGCCCACATTGGGCGTTAGTCTTTTCACAGGGTTCCGGCATTGCGCTCTGTTTGAATTGCTTACACAGCGGCCTAATCATACGATTGCCGCCACCACACCACATCCATTGAACGCCTCGGCACTCGCGCAGAGTGCAGCAATGCCGGTATCCCACGGAACTTTTCAGCCCTGCGCCGGTACGTCGGTCGCATCCGTTCATCTTTACAAAGCCGGTGCCAGCCAATACATAAATTTCTTCGTCCTGCCGCTTTCGTACAGCGCACAGGAAAGACCACTTCCGCAGGCTTACGCTCCGTGCGGCTGCGAGGCAAGAGGTCACGCCTATGGTGCAGACGGTGGGACTCGAACCAACGACATACCTCCTGGCGCGGTGCTCTACCGACTGAGCTACGTCTGCATTGAGGGGGTGGGTGCTCGTCTTTCCGAGCTGCCAGCACAATCACACTGCGCTGCGCCTTTTCATCAGCCGCACACTGTTTTTGCGGATTAACTGTCCGCCGCTGTGGCCACAGCTTGTGTGTACTTAACTTCTCGCGCTTCCTCGCCCGCTTGTGTGATTGGTACGGCATTGCAGTCCCGCCCTGCTTTAGCGCTTCAGGGGAAGTCCCCGTCACTCGCTGTGGTCTCCCCTTACGGGGCACCTATGCCGCATATTGCCCTCAACCGCCCGCCCCGAAGGGCGGGCTATCAAGGGAGGAGGAAACAGATGAAAAAGCAGAGGCGTGAAGAGCCTCGCCCCATCACGCCTCTATTTTTGCATAGGATTTTCTTATTTTTCCCCTTAAAAGGGGAATTTTCAAAATTTTTTTAGATAATCGTCCACGGTCATCGGATTATCCGTCCGTCCGAGCAGATAATCGACCGACACCCCGAACTTGTCGGCAATGCTTTCCAATGCGTCCGTTGTGGGCGTAGCCTCCCCTGCCTCGTACCGCCTCACCGCGTCACGGTGCAGACCGCACAGTTCAGATAAGACATATTGCTTTATTCTCTTTCTCTCCCGCAAGCGCTTCAAGCGCTCGGGAAACGCGTTCATGCCAGCACCTCCTCCGGTCGGAAACTCTCTTTGATCTCCTTGCCGTCTACCATGATCGCCACGGTCACATAGCGCCTCTGCGGATGGATGTACGTCACCACGCCGGCGCGGATCGGGTACAGCTTTTCGCCGCGCGCCTTGCCCGGAAACTCCTCCGGCACCGTCATAAACTGCGCCCGCACCTTGTCGCCTACTTTCATTCCGCACCTCCAAACGCTTCCTCAAACGTCAGGCCGCTCTCTCTGAGGATGCCTTTGATCACGTCGATGGTGTGCTGATTGTTGCCAGACAGCCACCACCAGATGTTGCTTTTGGAAATGCCTACCGCATCGGCAAGCTGGCGGCGCGTGTACTGCCGCTCGCAGAAAACCTTTTTCAGCGCCGGATAGACGCAATAGGGATATTCGATCATTTTCTCCCCACCCTCCGTTTGTATCGGTCTTTTGACCTTTGAATGTAATTGATCATCGCGCTTTCTTCGGCTACGCTGGCCGTTTCGTTGCTTTTTGCCTCTTTCTTTTCTTGCAGCCACGCAGCATATCGCTCACATGTCGAATGACAGCCGACGTGCCGCTCCTGACAGTTAAAGCAGCTCATATCATCCCACCTCGTACTGCGGACAAGCCGTGACAATGTAGCTTGTTTCGTAATGCCTACGAGCGCCGCCGCAAGAATTCATCAAAACCTTTGTTCTGATCGCGTGCCAACCTTCCACCGGCTGCCACTTCAGCTTCCGCGTTTCCTTGTCGCATCCCGACCAAGGGCATTTTCCGCAGGCGTTCTTACAGGTCCAGCAGAGTGTTTCGCTTTGATTTGCCATTTACACTTCCTCCACCCAGATGCCGAATCGCTCCAGCATTAGTTTTTTCTTGATGATATAGTCCTTTGTCTTAAAGCCCTTTGCGTCCTCTACAATCGTTTTCCCGCCGCGGGTATACACGAAGTCGGCGATGTATGTTACTGCCCTCACAGCGGCTCCTGTTGGCGTTCTCTGCACCCCCACGAGCTTGTATGTCTGCTGCAGCTTCAAATCGTGTATTTCCCCCGCTTTCAAAAGCAGCCGCAGCTCATCGTAGCGATCTGCCTCGTGCTTGCTGTCAAACGTAATGCCATGCCGCACGGTTTTGCGGTTGTGGTACTTGCCCGTTTTTTGAGCAAGCACCTTTTCAACCACCTGTTTTTGTGCAGCAGGCCCGAGACGCGCAAGGTCAGATACCGTCAGGCTCATTTTCCCCTCCCGTTCCGCCTTGCATCCTTGCGCCGCTTTTTCTGCGTGCGTTTGCAATATCTTCCCATCGTCGCGTCTGAGACTGCCAACGTGCGTTCCATCTTACGCAAATCGCGCAATGAAAAATATGGATAGCCCATCATCCGTCATCCCTCCCTCCGCTCGCCGTAGGAGCAGAAACCGTCCGGCGGCATCCTGTACTCCTCGTCGTACCGAGCCCGTCTATGACACCACCCAGCCTTGATGTTTTTTCCATCTATGCGTAGCGACGTCGTTCCGTAGCTCTTGAAGTGCTTGCAGTCCTCGCACCGTGTCACAACTACGGCATCCACGGTGAGGGCGTATCGGATTTCTTCTTTTGCTAAAATATCTGCGTCGGAAATTCCGAACTGTTCTTCCAATAACTCGGCGTCAATCAGTCTCATGCTCATTACTTCCTTCCATCCTAGCCCCGCAGTGTGGGCAGTAGTTCGACAGAACAAACTTGTTGTTGCAGTCGTAAACAGCTTCCTCTTTGCAGGCAGAGCAGATATATCCGCCGATCGGGTCGCGTCCTGCAACTGCGGGATCCCATCCGGTCATTTCGCTTTCATAAACAGGCATCCACAAGTTGCCATTGTCAACCCTCCTATTCCACGCTTCGATTGCTCTCGGTCTTGTAGCGTAATCTCCCGTTCTTGCAAAGCAGCTCCGACATTGAATATATTTGTATGTGCGTTGGTACGAACTCCTTGGGAAGATACCAGATACTGACCGAATGACAATTTCTATTCCCCCGCAGAACGGGCATGGTTTCAATTCATTCATCCTTCATCGCCTCCAATGCTTTCTCCGCCTCCTCGCGGGTGAGGAATACGGTCTTGCCAATATGGTTGATCTCGTAATCCCTCGTCCCGTTGATTTTACGGGTATCGAAAAGCAAATTCACATATAACCCGTTGGAATACATCTTCATGCCATTGACGTAGGCATCTAATGGTTTTTTTAGCAATTTACCCGTCCACGGATTTCTTGTTGCCCATACCGTATCTCCCACCTTGCACGGCAGCACCACCAGCCGACCGGCTCTGTCGGCCTCGGCCAGTTTCCGTAGGCGATTGATGTCAATTCCGTACGTTCTGGCTATTGCTTTAACGCATCCGGCTTCGATTTCCAGTTTAGACCTTTCAACTTCCTCCGGTTCAAGCCCCGTGTCCTCGTAGGCGGTAAGGCGAGCCTTGAGGCGATTGCGGCAGTACAGCGCGGTGCAGTCAACCATCGGCTTACCATGCTTACCTGTCCAATCCGCTTTGCACTTCTCGCAGTCCATCATTGCCTGTCCATCGGTGTCTCGCTTCGTCAGTCGTTCCATCACTCCACCTCCTGCATCCAAAACTCACGGCGGCAGTCGGTGCACCCAGCAAAGAGCGGTGCATTGCAGGCATGCATCTTGTCAACATTTCTTGGACACATCCTGACAACGTCGTCATTGCCCATCATGCAGTTAGGCCACTGCTCTAAAAACACGCTCTGCTGCGTCTTGCGCGGGTGCGCAGCAGACCATTCCTCGACGATGGTCACAATGTTGTCATCATCAACCATTCCTTCCAATGCACTGCACTCGCAGTCTTTTGCGGGGCATTGATAGCAGTCCCCGGCATGGTGGTAAAAGCGGCACATTCGGTCGCGTTCTTTGATAAACTTCACAGCGTCCATCACATATCCCTCCATTTGCACCCGTCACAGGCCCCCTCATGGGCCAGCGTGTAGTTTCCGCATTTCAGGCACAGTTCGTTCCGCAGTGCGTCAATTTCTTTCGCCTGCGCCTCGATCAAGTCAGCGGCTTCCACCAGATCGTCGCACAGGGTAATGGGCGTTTCCCACTGGTTCCCCTCCGCCCATTCTGCGTGCTCACGCAGCGCATTTACGAGGTTTGTATCTCTCATAATTTCTCCCTTATGTCTCCGCCCCATTGCTCCGCCATTGCTTTGGCGATGCCGGGGAAGGTTTTTGCGCGGTTCTTCGCCCGGTCTGTTGTGAACATCCCTTTGTGTTGCTCGCCGTGCTTGTGGCTGTAACTGCCGCTTGGACACCATGTTGCAACCGGAGACACAATATCTGTTGGGGCAAGATTTGGAAGATTGCACAGCCACAGGCAAGTTTTTTTGGTATACGGATGCCCAAACTGATACGGCTGAATTGCCTGCGAATATTCCGGCATGCAAAAAACTCTGCTTGGGATAGGATTTTCAACTGCTCTCAAAGGAATTGGGGAGCGGTAAAATTTCCATGAAGAAGTCCCGTGCCTTTATCCCAAGCATTACACGGTCAGCTTGCAGTTGATGGTCTTTCCACAAATGCCGCGCTCCCGCATTGCTGAGATACGTGCATGGGGGATGGGCAATCAGCAAGTCCCACTCAACACAGTGCTCTTTCCCGTCCATCGTTTTGAAAACGCTAATAGGCATTTGAGCAAGTTTTACCGCGTCCCCAAGGATGTGCCACTCAGGATGCCCGCCGGACGGCTCCTGAATGTCGCAGGAATACGCCTCATGCCCCAGCGCTCGGAACGCCTTGCACACTTCCTGCGATTCCTCGCAGGCAACTAAAACCTTCATCTCAATACCTCACTCCGATGTAATCCAGAACCCGACCATAGCCAAGCCCCTTTTCGTTGGGCTCCCATAGCCCGTCCGCGGGGTCAAACTCCCCGCCGCCGATGCAGAAGTCGTAGTGCTTCGGGTGCGTGTGCTTCATGCGCTCAAACCGGTTTTCTCCCTTTTCGAGATGTGCCCCGAACGCGCAGAACATGCACCCCGTGCGCTGGCAGCCCGTGCAGTGCAGTTTGCAGTCGATCAGCGTTCCGGTGTAGTCGTTCTCGCCGTCACTGGCTACGATATCGCCGTAGACACTTGCGATAGGGATATGCCGATCTACGATAAACCGTAGTATGTCCTGCTGCGTCCAGAAGCTCATGGGCTTCCCCATTGGCCGCTTTCCCTCAAAGGCGTTACAACCGGTTTCGCGCCATTTTTGCATCCGCAGAAGACTTTCCTCCGCCATTGTTGCCGTCATGGGCTTGACATCCACTCGGTGCTCATAGCTCTTTGATGGGGACTTTTTCATAATTTCACAACACTTGTCTGATATGAGGAATGGAGCCGAAAGCAAATACTCCCACTTTTCGCAGTTGTATATGCTCTTTTCCCCATCGGTGCGCAAGACTTCCCCACGCAATAGCTTCATACTTCGGCTATCTGGTGAACGCCGCGCGGTTTCTATCCGGTGCGCTACGTCTTTACCAATGATACTATACCCGTACTTTCGCACGACTTGCCGAATGTTCATCTTCGGACGCAGACGGCGTAGGTTGACGGTCACGCGGGGAAACTCGCGCCGCAGCCAGTCCGTATATTCGTTTACGAACTTCTGAATTTCCGGATATTCCAGCCCCGTATTGACAAATACGAGGTTCAGCGGCCACGGCGGCGTGCGGAAATGTGAGAGCCAGTTTGCGGCAAGGTAGGCCAGCACGGTTGAATCCTTGCCGCCGGAAAAGCTCACATAGACTTTCCCGTCCCATGCCGTAAACCACTCCTCGATCTTGCCATAGGTGATGATCTCCTTGTACTCGGTGTCAAGGGACATCAACTCTTTTGCTTTCTCGGGCAGGATCGGCGTGTTGGTGTATTCTGTCATGTCTCCTCCTAACGGGTATTCTTTCATTTCAGCCGGTAGTTTTTGGACCCAGTAATGTTCAACACGCAGCCTTTCGACCGCTCCGCAATGCGCGAGCCTATCGCCTCGTCCCAGTCCAACACACGCGAGATCGTCCACTCGGAGCTAATGATTGTCACAAGGCTTGGCTTGATATACCGCGCATTGAGCAAATCAAACGCAATGTTGCGATCGGCCTCTGTCGCCGTCCCCTTGAGAAAATCATCGATGCACAGCACCTTGACGCTTTTCAGCGGATCAATGGCATCTTGATATGCCTCGGCATCGTTGACCTTTGCTTTGATGGCTGGAATATCCGCACGCCATTGCACATAGCGCACCGGTAATCCGGCATCCATGAGCTTTCCGCACATCGCCGTGCAAAGATGCGTTTTTCCGCTGCCGGGGCTTCCACCGGCGTAAAACCATCTTCCGCGCCAATCGGCAAGATAGCGTTCCGCTGCCTCTTTGGCCTGCTTCTGCCACGGCTCAGTCGCGCGGTAGTTTTCCATCGTGCATCTCTGCAAAAGCTCTTTAAGCCCGCTTCTTTCGATGCGTTGCAGATTCCTTTTGCGGATGGCGCATTTGCACTCCCGATACTCCGCGTTTCCGTCTGCTGCCCTCCGCACGGTGTATCCAACGCCGCCGCAGAGCGGACATTCTTCAGAGATTGACGGCTCCGGGGACGTTCCATTTTTTCGCATCTCTTCCAGTATCGTGACCATGTCCATTCATCGCGCCCCCTTTCTTCTCCAGCTCGCGCTTTTCCCATAGCTGGAATTTCTGCTGCCAGTTGTAGACCGGCTTGCCCTCGGTGTCCCTCCAACCGGCGACGGAGTAAAACTCGTAGAAGGGTTTGGGGTCAATAAGCCCTCCGCGCAGCTTGGCATATTCGGCAACCTCGTCAAACGTGGGAGCCTTTCGTGAGAGAGATATAGAGAGAGAACTATCGTTCTCTTTCTCTCTCTCTCTCTCGTTCTCTTTCTCCCCCTCTTTCTCCTTTCGAGTTTGTTCCGATTTGTTTCCACTCTGTTCTTCTTTTGTTTTCGTTTTGTTCTGTCGATTCGCTGCTTTGTTGCGACCGCTGTCCAACGTTGGACGAATCAAAGTGAAAACAGCGCAGGGAACGCCAGAAAGACATGGCTCGCTTTCATCAAGCGCATAATCGCAGATTGCCAGCACAACGGCCTTAAAGTCTTTTGCGTTGAGCGCTCGCAACGCGTCCCTGTAACTTCGGTAAAAAGTGAATTGATTACGCTCCATCGCTTTACTCCTTCGGCTTTGCCAGCAGGGAAACAATCGCGCCGTATCGCGTCATGACCTCTGCAATATCGGTCGCGTCGCTCTCGGACACTTCTGGCAAGACAATGACCGCCTTATCGTGCGGTGAAACGATATGCACCTCGTATCTCATGCTGCACCTCCATCAAAACGGAAGATCGCCATCGTCCTCAAGCTCGGCAAAGCCGTCTGGCGTGCTCTCTGCGGTACTGTATGATGCAGGGCTATCGTTACCCTCTTGCCGCTTGCTGTCGCCGAAGTATACGCTGTCGGCAATTACCTCGACGGTCGTGCGCTTGTTGCCGTCCTTGTCGTCCCATTTGCGAGACTGTAAGCGCCCGTCCACGATAGCCATGCGGCCCTTTGCGAAATACAGGTTGACAAACTCAGCGGTCTGCCTCCATGCCACAACATCAATGAAATACGTTTTGCGCTCGCCGCTCAGCTTGTCCTTGAAATCATCGTCCACGGCAAGCGTGAAAGATGTGACAGCTGTTCCGCTCTGTGTGCGGCGCAGCTCGGGGGCGCGCGTCAGGCGGCCCATAATGCAAACTCGATTCATGCTCATATTGATTCCTCCCTCTGTTCATTGTCGATCACTTCGCCGGTGCCCTCGTCTACCTCGTAGCTCTCCGCCTCGATCACGGTCTCGTCCGGCACAGAATACATATCCGCGTCGATCTTCGTCTTGACGGTCTCGTCCGCTGCCACCGCGCGGACGAAATCGCTCTTGAGCGGGGCGTATTTCAGCACGCGCTTCAAGACGGTTTTCTTCGCCATTTCCTCAAAGTTGGTCTGCCACGGGCCGTTGCTGTATGCCTTGGAAAAGCGCTTCGCGTGGGCGCGAATGTCCTCCACGCTCATCACATCGTAGCCCATGCCGCCGTCCTTTGTGCGGAACATGGCGTAGACGAAGCGCGGCTCTCCGCGCTCGCCGCTCGCGGGGCGGTGGGTGAGTTTCGGTTCCAGACCGAAGGAGTATTCGAACTCGTCGTTCTCATAGACCACCTGCGCCTGAATGATGTTGACCTCGCCGCTGCGGTACGCCAGATCAATGAGCCCTTTATAGCCGAGCTGGAACTGACACTCCAATGTGCCGTGGTTCTTGTAGGGGATCAGGTACGCCTGTCCGAGCGGGGTGTTCGGCTCCATGCCGAGCTGCGCGGCGGTCATCATCGCGCCGAGGAAACTCTGCGGCGTGGTCTGCGCGAGCTGCTTGTTCGCGCTGAGCGCGGAGAGCGTGATGCGGGTGAAGCGCTCCGGCGTAATGACGCTCGGAAGCGCCTTTGCGATCTCGCCCTCCATCTTCTTGATGTAGTCTTGCATGGTCAGCGGCTTGCCGCTCTTCACGGCCTGCGTGGTCTGCGCGTTCTGGATAAGTCCCTCTTTCATGATGCTTTGCCCTCCTTAATCGAAAATCTTCTGAATGTGGTTTGCTTGTAATACTTGCCGAGGTCTGCGTCGGGATGGTCTTTCGCGAATGCCTTTGCGTCAAAGGTGGAGCGGCTCTGCGCCGCCCACGAAACGGAATAGCGCCCGCACTCGGCGCTTTCCGCGTCGCCCATGTCCTGCATAATGGTCTGCTTGATGGTCTCGATGCGCGTTTCCAGCTCCTTCTTTTCGCCGATCAGCTCAAAATACTGCGCGAGCGCGGTCTCTCTGCCAAACAGCTCTACGCAGCCGCCGCCTCCGGCGTAGATCGTTTCCAGCATTTCCGTGGTGTCCTCTGCGCCGTCCGGAGAGGGCGGCTCTCCGGTCTCAACATGAGCCGTCCAGAAGTCCGCCGCGCAGCGTTTGAGCGCCGCGATCTCGTCCGGCGAGACATAGACGCTGCTCTCGCACCACGCGGGGCATTCGTCGTCCGGCACGGTCGTGACCTGATAGATGAAAAAAGCCTTGTTCAGCACCAGCGCCGCCAGATACCAGCGCTTCCAGCCGGTCACGGCGAGGTAGGTCACGCATTGCGCGTAGTAGCTTTCAGGGAATTCGCCGCCCACATAGTTTTTCATGCTCAATGCCGAGGCGGTCTTGCACTCCAGACCGGCGCTCTCCTTGAGAATGCGGCGGTCGATGTTCGCATGGAGATGCGGCGCGTCGTCGTTGCGCAGAATGTAATTCACGCGCCGGACGACCTTATCGCTTGCCTCCTCGAAGCGGCACGCGACATACTCCTCCAGATCGCGGCCCTGCCGCATGGCTTCATTGTCGGGCGTCTCGCCGATCAGCCCCGTTTTCTCCGCCCACACCGCATACGGGGAGCGGTATTTGTTCAGTCCCAGCAAAGCGCCCATGTCGCTGCCGCCGAGGCTCTTCCGGCGCTCCGCAAGCCATTCCTCGCGGCTCATGCCGTCAATCGGTATCTTCGTTACCATCTTCAGTCTCCTCCATTTCCTCAAACCATTCTTCGCCGCAGTACGGGCAGATCGCCCGCTCGGCGTAATACCAGCCGTTTTCCCCATCGAGGTTTTCACGCTCCATATAGGTGTATGGCTCCGTAAAAATCGCGTGACAGCTCTCGCATTGATACATCATAGCCGACCCGCTTTCTTCAAAAATTTCCGCTCGCCCTTCGTGCGTACCAAGATCGCCATCGCGCGGGAGTATTCGCCGCGGTAGTGACGCTCGATCTCGTCGGCATTGCGGGCGAGGAAGTAGCCCTTGCCCTCGCAGGCGTTGACGATAAATGGGCCGTCCTCCGTTTCCTCTCGCCGCGCTTCTTCGATGAGCTTGCGCACAGTGCGGTCCGGCAAGCCGAGCAGGGCGCATAGGGCGCCGCGCGTCATAGCATTGTCCTCGCCCTCGCCGAGAGCAGACAGCAAACGCAAAGCATCGTCTGTCATGGCGACACCTCCTTGTAAACGTAAGCGGTTTGTACGCCAAACTCCCGCGCGGCCTGATGGTCGTCAAAGAACACGTCGATGCGGTTCTCCTTGATCGCGCCGCCGCAGTCCTCGGCGGTGTATGTATGGCTCGTGCCGTCGGCAAAGTAGATCGTGACGGTGGAGCCGTAAGGGATCACGCGAGGGTCAACCGCGATCGTGCGGCCCTCGGTGGCGGTCGTGCCGGTCGAGGTGATGCCGTCCGTCTTGCCGCAGCACTTCATGCACGGGCAATAGGCGGTCAGCCGGAACTCACCAATCGGTTCGCCGATGTCGAGCACCGCGATCCCCTCTGCGGGCTTGTCCTCGCCGGGGAGCTTGTCTTCGACGACCGGCGGCTCGCCCTTGTACGGCGCTTTTGCTTCTGCGTTTGAGCTAAAAAGCGAAATAGCCAATGCAACGACCGCGGATGTAATTACAATCAAAAGACCAATAATCACTATAAACATCGCCCACTCCAGTACGCGGGCAATATCCGGCTTTTTCATGCCCCGCCCTCCAGCTTGTCCAGCGCCCGCATAAACCAATGCGTCACGGTGCCGATGCCGATAAAGATAAACAGCGTGCTCATGACTTTTCTCCCTTCTTCTCGTTCGGCACAAGGCCGACAAACTCAAGGCCGCGACCGCGTGCGTAAATCTCGCCCATGATCGTCCCCAGCTTTACGGGGTCAGGGGGCGTGACCCAAATGATTTTATACTCTGGCTTTTTTCTCATTGCCTTTTCCTTTCTTCCGTGCTACAATAAGCACGGACACAATATCTTGTGGTGAGATTTGTCCCACCCGCCCCGCTCGATGCTGCAACATTGGGCGGGGCATTTTTTACTGCCCATCGCTGGATTTCAGCAGCACATCCACGGTAACGCCATAGTGCTTTGCCAGCTTCTTGACTTGGCGCGGGTGCGGGTGGCACACGCTCTCTTTCCAGTTTTTGATCGACGTCTGCGATACGTCGATTTCTTTTGCAAGACGGTAATTCGTCTCGCCGCGCTCGGCTTGCAGCCGAGCCAGATTCTCAGGAAAACTCAATCAATATCCTCCTTCCCTATTGCCCTTTGCTACTTCAAATGTTAAAATTGGAGTATTGGAGGGGAATTTTTTATGCCAGTACCTAAGAAAACGCGCGATGCCGCCATGCAGCTCATTCTTGATTTCCACCAACACCGAGAACCGATGCACACCATTGGCCCCGCATATCTCGACCACAATCTAAAAAGTGATGTAAGCTCCGAGCAAATCATCGAAACGCTTTCAGCAATGGGGCTTATCACATACACCAAAGAACGTGACGGGAAGATATACGATATTCAGCCGTCAAATCTGGGGCTGCACTATTTCGAGTTAGAAGCAGATGAACAAGCCAAGGTAAGAAAAGTTTTCTTGCATGAATGGAAAATCGCTGTGTTTTCCGCTTTAGCCGGTGCGCTTCTCTCCCGGCCTCTTTGGGTCGCCATCGGATGGCTTGCCGATTTCATACACAATAATCATTTTGCGCCTTAACAGCTCCGCGATAGCGGGAACGTCGTCCATCGTCAACTGCTCAAGATTGGTAACCTCTCCGCGGCATACTTTCAGCAACATGGAGTGTGCCTCTTTCGATAGCGGAAACATGGAAAAACGAATGTCTTCCAACAGCTTTTGTAAAAAATTCGTTCAATTTCACCTCCAACTTTGATTAAATATATTGACAAATTGGAGCATTGGTGATACTCTAAGTTTGCGACAACTATATGTTTCTCACCAGCTCGATTTGTCGGGGTGGTCTGGTCTTTTATTGACTTTCCACAACATCTATTGTAGTCGAAGTTAGACTAATAGTCAAGCTAAATTCGACCGTCAAAACAACCAAAGTTAGACTGTTATTTTTATGGGATTTACTGTAAATTTTAATTTTTGTATGGATGGCAAAGGCTACTCATCGTATCGTTTTGCAAAAATTATCGGTGTAAACATCCAGAGCGTTTTGAATTGGAAGTCCGGGGAGTGCATCCCATATCCAAAAACGCGGCAGAAGATCGCCGACCATTTCGGCATCACCCTTGCCGAGCTGGATGGAGACGAGCTTCCTGTTCTGCCGAAAAAAGGCGCAAAAGAAAGCGCCCCCGATCCGAAGACCGAGGGCGTAAAAAAAGCCCCCGCCACAGAGGGCGAGGGCTATACGGAGTTGCAGAAGACCGCTATTCAATTTGTGTTGTCATTGCCGCCGGAAAAGCTGGAGCGGTTTATAAAAATGGGCCGCGCTGCTTTTGAGGAAGAACAATGAAAGAAATCATCATTTCACTCGGCTGTGCTGCTATTTCCGGCATTGTCGCATGGATCGTTGCAAAACAGGCGGCAAAGGCAGAAATCAAAAAGCTGCAAACAATATGGGCGCACGAAAAGGAAACGGCCTGCGACGCCGATTTTGATAAAATGGTATCTGCCGTTTCCCTTTACGCAAAATACCCGTCTCCGAATGATTTCCATGACGCGACCGATGCCGTCGCCGTTTATCGGGCAAAGGCAACCGAGGAAATGGCGGTCGAGGTCGACAAACTCAACGGATTGGTGCAGCGGTTCAGCCCAAATTGCGACGCGATCTCGAAGCAGTTAAATGCCGTGATCGAATGCAAGCGGAAAGCCAACGGTTAAAATGCGGCCTTTCCGGCTTCGCCCTCTTTCCAAAACATTTCAAGTTCCCCGGTAAACAGGTTTCGCGCCATTCGGTAAAGCTCGGTCATTGCGGTCTCGCGATCCATGCCGTCACATTCCAGGCCGATTTCATACTCGACGCCTTTTTCTTTACTGATCGCCCAAATTTTCATTTTAGAGCCTCCATGATTTTTTGAAGTTGTTCGTCGGATAACTTTTGTATCAGGTCAAAGGCTTCTGCCAGCATTTCTTGATACTTTATTGTATCACATTTCGCGTAATTACACAACATCTTGCGTCCCTCCGTTTTGCTCTAAGGCTATTTTTTGCTCCTCCTCCGCGAGGATGCGCTCAATCAGCGCGAGCATTTCGTCTTTCTGCTTCGGCGTTAGGAGCAGATAAAGCGCCACCGCCGCTTGCACCTGTGCGTCCATGCTTCGACCTCCTTTTCGGTATTCATGCCTATTCCCACAACAGGCGTTTGCTGCACGGCGCTGTGCAACAAAATTATAATATTTGCAAAAGATTGGGGAAGCGTAAATGGGTATTTTAGGCTCGCTTTTCGGCAAGAAAAAAATGACCGCTGCGGAAACTGCCTTTGTTAAGCGTCAATCGCAAATATTTGCCGACTGCATTCGCATCATTGCCAATACGGATAACATCGAAACATACTTTTCCCGGTACAAGCTTGCAGAGCAAACCGTAGCGCAGATAGCAGAGGTCGCAGGTGGCGATACTAAGTGTATGGCTGGTGGAAGGGTTTCCCCGAACGAATGCGCCAAAATGCTGCAAAACGAAAAGGCTACCCATACAAACAGTTTTCTTTCTCGGTACATCCAAAAAGAAACTGTGCATATTTTCGGCCTATCTCGCGGGCAGGTAAAAAAGGCTCAAAGCATCGCGGCTATCGTTGACGAGTATGCCGACCAAATGCCGGAAGAAAGTCTCAAGCATGGGCGCGATCTATGCGCTAAGATGATTGAAAAAGTTGAAAGGGTGGTGAATCAATAATGAAGATCCCCGGCCTGTCCTTTAGTTGGAAACGTGCGCTCGGAATCACGAAGATGAAAAGGAAAATTTCAAAAGGAACTGGGATCCCAACGACCAAAGCAGGGCGGCAAAGAAAACTTGGCAAGCTCCTTGGTATGAAGTAAGGTTAGCCCTCGCCGCCTCTGCAACAACGGCGAGGGCTTTTTGCAGACAGCGGGGATCGGCCGCCGCTGCTTGTATTTACCGTAGCCCACTTTGGCTTGGTAATTCAATGCCGAAGCCTTGCAATAAGGCAGCGTTCGACATGGCTCGACAAGACCTCATCTTGCGACTTTGCGGCGCGAAAATCGGAATAAATTAAGGTGGCGTAAATGAACATTCAAGAAGTGTGTAGAATCCGTAAAGAAGAATTGAAACTGACCTATCAAGACATTTCAGACGATTCCGGCGTGCCGCTGTCCACCGTGCAGAACTTCTTTTCCAAGTTTTCGAAATCTCCGTCCATCTACACCGTCGCGCCGATCTGCAAAGCGCTTGGAATATCGCTTGATGAAGCGTTCGGAATTTCCGAACACTTGACGCCGACCGAGGAAACTTTGCAAGCGCGGAATGATGAGCTGGAACGCCATGTTGACGCAAAGGCCGATACCATTGAGATCATGCGGCGCGGCGTGCGTATCCGAAACGGCGTGATTGCTATAATGTTTGTCATCATTGCTATGCTTGCTGTGTGGTGCGCGTACATTGATTTTCACTGCATAGATTACGGATTTTGGAGGGGGATTCGATGAGAGCGGCATTGTATATCCGCGTGTCCAGCGAGGAACAGGCGCGGCATGGCCTGTCCCTGCAAGAGCAGCGGGACACGCTGACAAGGTATGCCAAAGCAAATAAAATGACCGTGGTAGGCATATATGAGGACGCGGGCATATCCGCGCGCAAGCCGTACAAAAAGCGCCCTGCGCTCCTGCGGCTGCTGGACGATTGCAAAGCGAGGAAGGTAGACACGATCTTGTTTATCAAGCTCGACCGATGGTTTCGTAATGTCGCAGGATACTACGACGTGCAAACGCAACTGGACAAATACGGCGTGACATGGCAAGCGACGGAAGAGGACTACGAGACGCGCACTGCGTCCGGGCGATTGAAGGTCAATATCATGCTTTCCGTCGCGCAGGACGAGGCCGACCGCACAAGCGAGCGGATCAAATTTATCAACGACGGCAAACGGGCAAAAGGCCAACCGGCAGGGTCTAAAGCGCCTTTAGGGTATATTGTTAAGGACAGGCAATACCAGATTGATAACGATACGGCAGATGCCGCACGAGATATGTTTGCGGCGTATATCAGACTGCAAAGCGTGCTTGGCGTAAAGAAGTATATGCTCGAGACGTGGGGGATTGACAGGGCGTATACCAAGTATGTAAACTATTTCCGGAACCGGCTTTATATTGGTGAGGTGTACGGCATCGAGGACGCTTGCCCCGCGCTAATAAGTAAGCAGGATTTTGACATTGTAAATGATATTCTCCGCCAGCGGTCGCAGCGCTGCGCAGGAGTTGAGACCGATCGCGTTTATCTGTTCTCCAGCCTGTTGCATTGCAAAGAATGTGGGAAAACGATGCAATCGGAAACGGCAAAGCAGATTTATACATACTACCGTTGCAGGACCCGCATGCTCGACAATTCCGCGTGCCAGCACAAAAAGAGGATCCGCGAAGACGCGCTGGAAGATTATTTATTGCATGAGCTTGAAGGGATTGCCGAGCGAAACAATCGCTATTACAAAAAGGCAGAAAAAAAGCCCACGCAAAGCGCGGACGCGATACGAAAGAAAATGAGCAAGCTGAAAACGCTTTATCTTAACGACTTGATCGAGCTGGACGAATACAAGCAGGAGTATGCGAGCTTGAAAAAATCCCTTGAAGCGGTAGAGGAAAAGCCGAAAACAAACCTTGACGCGCTGCGAAATGGACTTGCTGAATATGACACTTACTCCCGGGAAGAAAAAAAGGAATTTTGGACGCGCTTTATCCGGAGAATTGACGCAGATGACGACGGCGCGTTTTTTGTAACGCCCCGTTAGGCATATTTGCCCTTGGTGTTCCCAAAGGTTAATTATGCCCAAAAGAACACCCCCGCCTTACGACGGGGGTATTCTCATTTTTCGAGCTTCCGCATTACGCTGTTGTACACGCGCTCGTTGACGATTTTAAGGCTGTCCATCAGCTCGTCCATGACCTCCCACGCTCTTGCCGGGGCCATGTCGGAGACGGCCTGCAAAAAATCGCTGTCGCCGTAGCTGCCTACTTTTTCAGACGCATAGGCTTTGACCGGCGCCGGAGATGCCGAATACAACATCGGTCTTTCCGGTTCTTTGGCCGCGTTTTGATTTTGGATGATGTACAGCGCCGCCAGCTTCTGGTAATTGGGCCAACTCGATTCCTCCGTCTCAAGCCGCGATATCCACAGATTGACCTCGTTTTCGTCGATCAAGGGGACGCACCCCCTTATTCCTCCATCAAGCTCGCGGCACGCCGCAGCGCTTCCTTTACGCGGTCGTCGTCCGTCTCGCGCATCATGTCGTTGATCTGCTCGCGCAGGTGCTCCATGCTGTCGGCGCGGCTGTAGTGCCCGCGGACGTAATGCGTGCCGCGGCGAGCATAGGAGCTGCCCCTGCCGTAAGTGCCGCGCATATCGGCCTGCCAGTCGCCGCCGCGGGAATAATCACCATCGCGGGAATAGCGACGCGAATAGTCTCCGTCGCGAGAATAACCGTCGTCCTCCATCATCTCGATCTTGTCGATGTTCTTGATGGTGTCGGTTAGCTTGTGCGCGATCTCAAGGTCGCCCGCACCCAGATCGCCCTTGCGCGCCAGTTCGTCGAGTTCGTCGCACAGCATATTGCGAAGCTCATACATTGCTTTCTTACTCATGTCCATTCTCCTTTCACGCGATTCTCTCAACCGTCAGGTTCGAGTTGGCGAAGTTGACGGCCTGAGTGCTGGTGTTTTCCATTGCGACCGTCAGGCAGCAGCCTTTCGGGACGCAGACCTGTGCGGAAACATAAATGTTAAAGTAGTTCTCTACCGCCGCAGGCGTGACAGTCGCCGTTGCACTGGTCAACGGCTCTCCGTTGATGGCAAGCGCCGCCGTGATGGCCTCAACCGTGCCTCCGGTGGGAATAGCGATGTTGCCGCCAAAGGAGACCCGAAACAGGGCGCGGTTTTGATTGGTGAGGCCGCGCAGCGTGACAATGCCTGCGCCCTGGCGATGCACGATACAGGGCTTGCTGTTGACCGCCGTTTCGGTCAGCGGGACGTTTTGCCCAGCAGCAACAGAAACAATAGTGGAATTACTATATTCAGCCATTTTTCTTCTCCTCCTTTTTCCAAGTAGTTGCCGCAAAAGGGGGAATGAAGCCGGATGCAAGTACATCTGTATAGCTTGGCTTGAAAAGAGCGTCCGCCTTATGCAGCAGATCGGCATAGTTTGCGAGTTCGACCATGCTCATTTCGGACTTATCCATAGCAGCAAGATGGTCTACAAATTCTTGTTTCAGCTCGTCAATCGTTTTCATGAGTTCAGTCCTTTCTAAAAATACAGCGGCGAGGCAATAGCCCCGCCGCGTTGTTGTCAGTATCGGCACGGGGCCGACCATCTCGGTAACGTCACCGACATGGTGACCGAGAAGCTATGCTATGCAGTTGTCAGCAGCCGCAGCCCTGATTGCAGCCGCAGCCGCCGTAACCGCTGCCCGCCCACGGGTTACAAGTAATGTAGGCAGGCGAAGGGCACGGACGCAGCTGCGAGATCAGATAGTTGTTCTGCGCGGCCTGAGATGCCGCCAGCTTCAGATTCTGATTCTCGGTCTGGAGGTCGGACAGCTTGCTCTGCGTCAGGAAGTCGAGGATGGCGCGGCTGTTCTGGTTGTTCGCGTCAATGATGTCGCGTGTGGCGTTCTGCACGGTGTTGCGCGTGTCGCACGCCTGCGTCGCCATGTCATAGCGCACCTGGGCGATAGCTGCACGGTTTTCGCAGCAACAATTAGCGGCCTGCATCTGCATGGCGTTGAGCTGCTGCATCAGCGCCGCCTGCTGGTTTGCGCGGGACAGCTCGGACTGTGCAAAGCCGTTTGCCATCGCCATGTTGGTTCCGTTGACAAGCTGCGCCTGCTGGTAAAATCCGTCGCAAAGGCCCTGATTTACACTGTCGATCTTGCGCTCGACATTGGCAAAATCAGAGGTCAGCACATAGCCGTCGACCACGCCGCCGCTGTTGCCGTTGTTCCCCCAGCCGCCATTTCCCCAACCAAGAAATGCGAAAAGGAACAAGATAATAATAAACCAGCTGCCTTCTCCGCCCCAGCCGAAGCCGCCGTTGCTGGAATTTACGGGCGCAACAGGCATAGTGGCCTGAACGCCGCCGTCAGAAAGAGACATAGTATCACTCCTTTGAAAAATTTTTATTCATCAAATCGTGGCCACGATGTTGATTTATGTTGATGATTACTGCATCAGGCTTTGAAACTGCTTCGCCATCTGCTGTAGCTGGTTGAGCTGCTGCTGGTTCAGCCTACCGCTCTGCAAGAGCTTTTCGACCTCGGCTTTGGGGTCGCCATTGAAATTTGATTTGAACTGGTTGAACTGCTGCATCATGTGCTGGAACTGGCCTACCGGCCCCGGCATCTGCCCGCCGCCCAGCGCGGCCATGAACGGATTAGTCATCGTCCTCGTCCTCCTCGACCTTGCGCTTCTTCTTGCTCTTTATTTCGCCCACAAGCGCCGCCAGAGCGTCAAACTCCTTGCGGGTGACAAATTCCACGCCCGGCTTTTGCGGCGCGTTAGAAGCCGTTTCTGCGCGCTCTACGAGGTCGTAAATCTTGAGCGTCGGCTTCCCGCTTGCATCGGACTGCTTGAGGTACACGGTGGGGGCGGTGGAATCCCACAACGCTACGGCAGAGTTGGGCGCGATGAGATAGCCTCTCGCCTCCTGCTCGCTGCTCACCCATTGCACGCCGCCGGTCGCAACAGGATTTTGCGGCACGGGAGGCGGAGCGGGCTGCATCATCTGCTGCTGCCGCATCTGCATAAGGTTGTCCGGCATCGGCTGTGGATAATAAGGGTTTTGATAGTACGGATTAAAAGCCATGTCATTCAGTCTCCTTTACCCAAAAATAGATCACCGTCTCATTGCTGCTGTCCCATGAATCAAAGATCGTCCCGTCCTGCACGCATACCACATGGCCGGACAGGGCTAAAATGTATGTGCCTGCCGGATGCTCGTCCGCAAACTGCCCGACGGTATAGCACAGAGGACAGGTGTCCGGAACGATGTAGCGCCGATAACCGAGAGAGTGCAGATACGCGCCCCAGGTCGCATTGGCCGACGGCATGTCTCCGTCCAAATAGCCTTGTATGGCGAGCGCGAGATACGTTTCGCCCCAGTCTTTTCCGGTCGCTTTGGAGATTGCCCGAACGGTGCAGTCGCCCACATTCTTGCCATAAGGTGACGGATTATAATAGCTATACATGGAGCAGCTCCGCGAAGAAGACGTAGGTGCGCAGCTCATCCGGCTCGGGGAACAGCACCAAAATATCCCTCGCCATCTGCTCGGTGAATCCCAATGCCAAAAGCCGTTCGTACATACAGCGCACCTCCTTTTCTGCCTCTATGGTACAAGAAAACCCCTTTCCCAAAGTGCCGGAAAAGGGGATGAAAAGTGTACGGCGAAATTCGTCGAACGATTGCGCTTGCAAATTCTGACGGAATATGCTATTTTTGTCACGACGTGCTCCATGCGTCATTCATACCCCCCATAAAGGAAAAGAGCCTCACCGTTTGGTGAAGCTCTTTCCCTATTCAAAGACTTCCGATGCGATTTTGCGGTACGCCTTTCGGCGATACTTTTTGACCGTATCCGGCGACAGGTTCATTTCAAATGCCACCTGTACGCAGGAGCGGCCCCGCACGTCGCATTCGACGAGGCACGCCATTTCGTCGGGCGGAAGCTCAAAGGACCGAATGTATGCCACGGCCCGCCGCGGGGCCATAGAGGATAATTTTGCCCGGATCGCTCGGTGCTGCTTGTCCATGCTGTGCGCCGGGGCTTGCAGAGCGCTCACGCGAGGGGAGGCACGCCTCCCGCCCGTTTTCCTTTCGTTATTTTAGAATTTTTTCGAGGTATGTGTAAACATATCCCCCCCACGCCTTCTGCGTCGCGGGGCCGAATGAACCATCCACATCCAGCTCGTACCCACAGGCATTGAGAAATTCCTGCATTTTTTTGACTTCCTTGCCCTTGTTGCCGCGCGTGAGCACAGTCTTGGCCGCTGGGTATTTCGGCACGCCGAAGCCGCGAATATACCGCCCGTTGATTTCCAACGTCCGATAGCCGCACTCGTGAGCTTTACCCTTGTTGCCCTCGAACACCGTGATTTTCTGCCCGTCGCAGGCGGTCACGATGCCCGTGTGGTTGGGCGCTCCGGTGCAGTCCGTGAGGGCGTAGTCCTCGCGGTCGTTCCAATGGTAGAAAACCTGCTCGCCGATTTGGGGAACGTGCGCATCGTCCTCGATCCATTGTCTGCGCGATTGATACCAGCGCATCTGCTCGCTGCAGGAGCACTCGACGGGGAGCACCTCCGTCAAACCGCAGAGGATCGCCGCCGCAGACACCATCGCCGCGCAGTAGTCGTCGGTGTAGGTCAGCTTGTAGCCGCGCGGGTGCGGGAGATAGCTGTTGTAGGCGTCTACGATCTGCTTATGCACCGCGTCGCCGCGCACCGCGCCCTCCCACGCGGTTAGGGTCTCAAGAAACCTCTTCATTTTTGCGCTTCTCGGTCTGGGTGCCGAAGTAGAAGGCGATGACGGTCGTGAAAATCGTCAAAAACTCCGTCCCGCTGATGCTGCCGCGCAGGGCGAGCACCGAGAAGACCGCCGTCAGCACGATGGTCACAATACTCTTGACTGTGAGTAGATTGGCAAGTCGATTTTGCATTTTCCCCTCCTTTACAAAAACCGCACGGCATAGAACTGCCGCTGGTTGGTGTTGATCTTGTTGCACGCGCCGTTGATGGCGGCGACGTGCCCGCCGTCGAGCATGACGGCGTATTCCAGCTTGAGCTTGTCCCGACAAAAGGCGTTGACCTGCTGCGCGGTCATGTTGCGGCAGTAGACGCCGTAGAGCATCCCGCCCTTGTAGCCGAGGACGGTATGGTTGGTCTTGCGCAGCACGTCGCTGTACGCCCCTGTGAAGCCTTCTGCGGCAGGGTTATAATTGCCGAGCAATCCCATACCCCCGACCGCCCACACGACGCCGCCCAGCGCCGCCGCCGAAGACACGCGGGCAATGCGCACCGCGCCGTCCCGCGTCTTGTAGAGCACGCTCTCGGGTCGGGGATAGTGGCAGCTCCAGTCGCGCACGACCTGGCCGCCGCGCACCAGGATGGAGCAGGGCTGCCCCTGCCAGCTAAAGCTCCCCGAGATGGCGTTGCGCGGCAGCGGCCCGCTCATGTTGACGGGTTCGATGTCCCGCGCGATGATGCAGGGCTGGCCGTACAGCTCGACGTTGAGGGGCCAGCAGTCCGCGCCGAGCTTCGCCGCGATGTCGCTCAAGGTCTGGTTGCCGATCCAGCCGTTGTCCAGCGCGCCCACAGAGCGCTGGATGGCCTTTATCATGCGAATCTCTTCGCTGGTCGAACCCTTGACGTCTCTCACGAGATCACCTCCCACTCGTCGATCTCCGACTTGATGCGGTCGATGAAGCTGTTGCCGCCGAGGGCCTTGTAGCCGCGGTAGAGATAGAGAAAATCCTCCAGCTCGTACTGCCGGATGGTGTGGTCCTCCCTGTGGCGGTAGTAGGTGTGCAGCATGTCATGCCGGAGCTGGCATTTGAGCGCGTCGGTCAGCTTGTCCAGCCCCAGCAGCTTCCTGCGGAGCGGCTTGATGAGCATCGCCAGCGCGGCCAGAATGACCGTGATCTCCGAGCAGGTCGATGCAACGGTCGATAAGTTCATAGGCATTTTCTCTCTTTCCGGCGGCGCGAAAAAAGCCGCCTTGTCGTGCTTGACAAAGCGGCGGACGCGGTGCTATACTAAGGCCAGTAAGAGCGGCGCACGGGCGAGGTGCTTGTCGCTCCCCCTAATCGATTTAAGGTCGAAAGGAAAGCCGCTGCCTCTCAGGTGGCGGTTATTTCTTTAGGTCGATGCCTAACTTGATCGCCGCAATCACAAGCATAAGTAACGCAATGGTCGCTTCTGTGCTCATGCGGTCACCCCCTTTCGGGGGAACAACCTGTTTCACGCTCTTACCGGCCCGCTCATTCTACCACGCGCGCCGCGCTTTGTCAATTTGCCGCCCACCCGGGCGGCTTTTTTACTTGTTCAGCTCCGCGAGCTTTTCCGCGACGTCCTCGGGGATGGCGCAGGCCGTCATCTTGACGCAGTAGCCGTCCTCATCGTAGGTGAGCTTGTAGCAGGGGGCGACATAGATCTCCGTGCCGGCGCGGGAAAGGTCGCGCGCCATGACGGGCTGCACGATGCTGTTCTTGACACCCGAGTTTTCGCTCAGGCCCGCGGGGATGTCGGTGACCTTGATGAGCTTGCCGTCGGATGCGATTCTCTTGTAAGTAGCCATTGTGTTTCTCCTTTTCTTTGTTCAAAATTTATCTATCATCGGCGTACTTTTCGCCGGTGATCTCCTCATAGTCCTCCCCTCAGGGGAGTTTTTGGAGACGGCACCCGATGTACACGTTCCCGCCCGAGGCGGCGTAGTAGCCGTAGAAGTAGAACGCGCCGTAACTCTGGTCGTGGTAGTAGTTGCCGCCGACGCGCAGCACAACGCCCGAGGCGTCGTATTCGCAGAAGTCGCAGATGTAGGTACTCTTGCTGCCTGCAACCGCCGACGGATACAATGCGTACTCGAAGCCAGAAACGCTCGGGATGCTCCACGCGCTGATCCAGCCGTCCGAAGTCGGTCTCGTGCCGATGTTCGTGCCGCCGGAGGTGTCGCTGAAGCTGGCGGGGTTCTTGATGCAGTAGACATTCGAGCCGGAGAAGTAGATGCCGTCGCACCAGTCGAACACGTTGGACCACAAGCCCTCGATGTGGCGGTATTGGATGCCCGCCGCATAGGTCGTGCGGCTTGCGGCCGTCGTGCCGGTGTGATAGGTCATGGCGTCCGTCGCGCCCATTTTCTCGGGGTACATATTGTTGCCGCAGCCGTAGCCGATCTTCGCTTGGCTGTTCCAGTCGGCGTACTCCACGAGGTAGAGCATCATGATCGTCCAGTACATCGCGAAGTCGTATTGCCATACATCGCTCCCGAGCGCGTGGATCGAGCTTCTTGCCGCCGCACGCGTGATGTTTCCGACGGGCTTCACGCCGCTGATGCTCTTGTAGGTGCTCGCGCAATGGTAGCGGCCCACATACGCATAGTCGCGCTCGCCCTTGCCGTCTCCGCGGTCCGCGTGGGCAGGGGAGACGAGGAAGCCCGTCTGTGCCGCGTCGGAGATCTGGAGCTTCATCTGGTTGCCCGTCTTGGTCCACTTGTACCAGTATTTCGGGATCTTGACAATCTTGCCGCACGTCGCGTCGTCCACGATCTCCATGCCGCTCCACGGCATGATGGTGTCGAACGGAGAGGAACCGTTACCGTTGTTTACCGCCGCAACAGGGTCGGCAAAGCCCACCGCGTCGTCCGTGCGGCTCCACGCGGTCGTGGCGGTGCCGTCCCAGATTGCGCCGTAGATCGCTGTTTTGACGGTGATCGCCTGTGTCGCGGTTTTCGTCACGCCGAGCTCGGTGTAGGTGATCGTGATGGCCGTATCACCGGCTGTGAGCGCTCCCGCTGGCGAGAAGGTGTAGGACGGGCTCGTCAGTTTGGCGCCGTTGGAGTAGGTCGCGGTCACGACCATGCCGTCAGGGTCAAAGGTCTCGCCCGCCTTGTAAGCGGTCTTTGTGGGCGGTGTCGTGATGGCAATGCCGGTCAGCTTGATGCCGACAACGGTGCCAACGATCCGCTCGCCAGCGGCATTGTGCGCGGTGACACCGGACAAAAGCGTCTGCGGTGTTACGGTGTCCCCGGTCAGATCAAGCAGGACTGTTCCGTCGCTGAGCTGGACTTTGTTGTTGGCCATGCCGCACCTCCTCAGCCGATGGTGACCGTCTTGCCTCCCTGCGCATTGTCGGTGTAGGCAATCGGGATCGCCGCCACCGTGACGGAGCTGAGGCAGTTGTACTCCTCGTCGGGCAGAATCTCCTGCGAGGCGAACGTGGGTGTGACGTTCTTGGCCTGCGGCTTCATGCCCTCGCTGCCGGACATCGTGCCGAGCACGCCGAGGACGGTGATGCCCTCGCGAATGTTGGCGGGGATCAGCTTCGCCTCTTCGGCTGCGTCGATCTGCGCCTTGCCGCTGCCGTCGTGGTAGCCCTGGGGGATGGTGACCGGCTTACCCTTTTCCGTGATGCTGAGCGTCTTGGCCCCGTTGTTCGGCATGGTACCGGTGACCTTGCTGCCGGTGACATAGGCCGTCTTGCCGGTCAGAATTTCCGCCGCGCCCGCGGTGGCGTCGCCGGTGTCCGCGTCAAATTCGCAGGAGCCGGTGATGGGCGCGCCGTCCTTGCCGTGCGCGGTAAAGCCCTTGAGGAGCTTGTCCGCGACCACGGTGTCCTGGGTGAGGTCCATGAGGACTTCGCCGCTCGAGAGTACGATTTTGCTGTTGTACTGATTTTCAGCCATTGAAAATACCTCCGATAAAAATTGTTTTTCCGCCCGCGGGGTTTTCCACGCGGGCGACTACAATGGGATCAACAGTCACATTGTCTTTCAGAAGCCTGTCCTTTGTGGCAAGCTCCTGCGTCTCAAAGTCGGGCGTCACGGTATATGGGCCGTCATACGGCTCGCCGCCGACCTCACGGACCGAAACATGGAAGCCGATGCCGATGGCCGCCGGCGTCCCGAGGGAAAAGGCTGCCTTTTTCCTGCCGACGTCAAACGTGATCGCAGCCATTAGATCACCGCCCTGCTGAGCGCGCGTTTAACATCGATCTGCTGCATTTCCGAGCCGATCACGTCGCCGCTCGGGAACTTCACGCGCACCTGCATGGGGCAGACGGTCGGAAGACCGAAGGTCTCCGTCTGCGTGAGGGGAAAGTGAAATTTGCCGTCGGAAAACGTGACATCGCCCGGATAGGTCTTGACGAGGTTCAGCAGCGCGATCTCTACCAGAGAGACGGCGGAGGGGCTGAGTGCCTGGCCCTCGTTGGTGATCTCCACGTCGATGGAGTAAGCGTCGCCCTGTACCATTACGTCGTCACCTCCGTTGCGCTGACGGCGCCGGTGTCGTCCACCGTCAGCTTGAATTTTTTCGTGCTGCCCGCCGTCGAGGAGGGGATGATAATCTCGCCCTCGTCCACGCGCTGCAATAGCTCGTCGGTCTTCTCGCCGGTGTAGAGCATGGTGTAATAATCGTTCGGCATAGATACCTCCTTAAACGATCATTCTCCGCCCGAGTGAATCGAGCAGGCCGAAGTTGTTGCTGGTCACGAGCGGGCCGGACTGCAGCTCTTTTTTCTTGCGGTAGTAGATGATAATGCAGCCGGCGCCGCCGGGACCGCCCGTGGAGCCGGAGCCGCCGATGCCACCGGCTAAATCAAGCCACGTTCCGGAGGGCGTACCGTCGTACATATAGGCCCCGTGCCTCAGATACAGCCCCGATGCGCCGCCTCCGCCTCCTCCGCCATTTCCTCCGTAACCTCCGCAGCCGTAGTTCACAGCACCGGATGGCGGCGCGGCATTCGCGCCCGCTCCGGCTCGAACGCCTGATGTGAGCGGTTGCACCGCGTCCTGACCGTTATTCCCTACCGCCGCGCCGCCGCCGCCCGTTCCGCCAGCGACAAGCAGGTATCCGTTTTTATAGACGGTTTCACTTTCTTCAAAACGCTTATAATTGCCCTCGGAGCCGGCGCCGCCGGTATTGGGTGGGACGCCTGTTCCGTTTTCGCCGGGATTAAAATTTGAGCCGTTTGCAGAGCCTCCGCCTCCTCCATCGCCGCCGGCGCTGCCGTCATCTCCTTTTTTTCCAAACACGTCGCCGGTAACGGGGTCTGTGAAGCCGGCATCCGAGCGTGAACCATTTTGAGCAGAAAGCGTGCCGAAAGTCGTTGCCGTGTCGGCACTGTACGCAAATACCGTGCCGGAGAAAACGTTGAGGTCGGCGGACAGTATGCGCCCACCGAGGCCTCCCTCTCCGCCCGCTCCGCCGGCGCCGCCAGCTCCCGGCTGCCGCGACCATGTGCCGCCGGGTTTGGCTTCGGTGTCCGTCACAATCAGAGACACCGAGCCTCCACTCGCGCCGCTGCTTCCATCTAAGCCGTCCGCGCCGTGTTCTACCAGCACTACGCGGAGCGAGGTCACGCCCTCCGGGACCGTCCACTCGCCCGAGCCTGTGAGAATGACGCGCTCGTCGTAGTATTCCGTGGTTTCCGGCTGCGGGGGCAGAAAGCCGACAAGTGCCGCCATTTCGCTCTTGAGTGTGCCGCTCATGGTCGTGTCAAGGCTCACGATGCACGCAGAGACCATCTTTTTATCGTAGGGGTGATAGACGCTGACCACATGTCCGGGCTTCTCCTGCCCGCTTACAATGCCATTGGTGATGGTCTCTCGGCACTTATAATAGTCTGCCAGCCTTTTGGCGACAGCGGAGGAATTGACAAGGGAGACGAGCGTGGCGTCCGTGACGGACTTGACGTTTTCTGCCGCGTTCTCTGTGACGGTTTGCGTCACAAGGCGCGTGTTGTGGATGTACGTCTTGCCCTTGAGCGAGCCGGAGCCGGATGAGATTTTGGCATAGTTTGCGCCACTCTCTAAAATGGTGAAGCCTGTCGCTGTAAGTGAGTGCATCGGCTCGGAGAAGGTGATAATATCGCCCTGCTGAGATGTGCCGGAAAAAAGCTCCTTTTCGTCGGTTCCCGCGATGTACTGATGCTCCGTGACGGTAACGGCGGAGATGGGCGAATCATACTTGACCGTGCCGCCGGAATACGAGCGGTCGACCGATATTGTAGATGCCGCACCGTCCCACAACGGTTCGATTCGAAGCACACCGTTTAAGTCTGTGCGAAGATACGCGCCGATGGCAAATAAGACTTGCACAAGATTGTCTCGCGCCGACCGGTCTTTGCCGTTTGCGTAAGGGAGCCAACCGTACAGTTTGGTGCCCGCATACACAGTTTTTACGAGAATCGGAATGCTCCCGCAGATTTCTTTTGCTACTTCCTCGACGGTCTGCCCTGTGTAAATGCTTCCGGGATGCGGCATTTTCGATAACGCACCCATCGGAGATTGACCGGTAAGTGAATACGTATTTGGGCCAATGCGCGAAATGCCTCGTTTGACGAATCGCGCTTTGATTGCATTATCTCGATAAATAACGATTGGGGTGTTGTCCGGCAACGCAGCAAGTAGCTTGCCTGCCGTTTTTGTGTAAATTTCCGCACTAACTGTATCGAACGATAGATTGCTCTCGTCTAACGCCATTTCTTGAAAAGCGGAGCAGTAATCCAAGCGCATATCGTCTTTTGACGCGTCGCGGTCGAATTGGTAAGAGCCAATTAAAATATAATCCATAGCCCCCCCTTACGGTGTAATCTGTGGCGCGATGGGTATAAAGTGGATTTCGATCTCGCCCCAGTAATTCACGCCGTTTTCGACCTTTTCAATGTCGTGCGAAGCGCTCGTATAATACGCCCGATAGGAAATTGTCGTGTTCCCATCCGCCGCTTCAAGTAGCACGGAGTCATCCACCGAATGCGCCTTCAGGTAATTCCAGAATGCATCATAGCTCTGGTAATCATCGCCTCGGCGAAACACCGTAATTTTGTGTCCAATGTACGTTCCGAGCACATCGCGGATCATTCGCCCGGTGTCTTTAGAACGTCCGGCATTCTCTCCGTCCAAAACATTGAAGTTCTCGTTGTATTTGGATATTGCTACGTTGACATCAAACGATGTCCCATTGAGCTTAATGTAATTCATATCTTCCGCCTTTAAGTCAGTTGGATACCGACACGCTGCGCCTGGTCTTGGTTGAGCCTGAAAATGATACGCCCCAGTTCCTGTTCGCCGATCTTGAGGATCGCCGTCTGGTTGCCGCCGCCATACTGCGCCATGCCGCGCGCCACCGCCGCCTCGATAGCAGCCGCGGGAGCCTCAATGTTTGTCCCCTGCTTTTGGTCGCCGAGCACCGCTAAAAACTCTCTGTTCGGGGGAATAACCGCGCCGGTCGCCAAACGGGGGATGGAAGCGGAATTGATAGGCGGCATACTTGTCTTGACTGAGCCGCCGGTGAATGCGCTTTTAATGGTGTCCATCGCGCCGGATGCCCAAGACTTGACGCTTTCAAATGCGGATTTCAAGCCATTCAGCAATCCGTCGACGATGTTTTTGCCCAAGTCCTGCCAATACTCGATCGTAAAGTATTTTGCGACGTTGGCATTCCACCACTCCTTGATGCCGTCCCACGCCTCACCGAGCTTGTTCTTTAAATAGTCCCAATTGATTACCGCTACCGACGCGAGGCCCGCCGCGCCCGCAACGATCATACCCATTCCGAGCGGGATGCCTACACCGGTAAACACCAGCAGAACGCCTAAGACAAGCAGCGCGCTGCTGACCAGCGAAACGATCGCCGCGATTGGGCCGCCAAGGTATTCGGTGATGGCGTTCCAGTTGACCGCGACCGTAGCGACCAGCCCGACCGCCCCGGCAGCGATCAGCCCGATGCCGATCGGAAGCGCAACGCCAGTCAGGGTTAGGATGATGCCGAGCACAAGCAATGCGCTGCTGACGAGCGCCGTGATTGCGCCGATGGGGCCTTGCAAGGCGGTCTGGATAGTGTCCCAATTTGCCGCTACCGACGTAGCCAGCCCGATCGCGCCCGCAATCATAAGGCCGAGACCAATCGGAACATTTGCGCCGCTGAAAGCCAGCACAGCGCCGAGAACGAGCATGGATGCTGAGAGCATCGCCGTAACAGCTCCGATAGGGCCTTGAAGCAATGCCTTGATAGTGTCCCAATTCGCCGCAATGACAGCCGCCATTCCAATCGCGCCCACGACCATCAAGCCGAGGCCGAGCGGGATGTTCGCACCGGAGAACAACAGGATAGCGCCGATCTCAAGGAGCGCGAAGCTGATGATCGCAGTAACGATGCCAAGCGGGCCTTGTAAAAGCGCTTTGATCGTGTCCCAATTTGCCGCTACCGCCGTCGCCAGTCCTATCGCTCCGGCGACCATGAGCGCCAAACCAAGAGGAATATTGGCCCCGGAGAACAGGATAATCGCGCCAATCGCCAGCAGGGCCGCGGACAAGATGCCCGTAACAGCTCCGATCGGCCCTTTTAAAGCATTTTGGATCGCGCTCCAGTCGGTGCTGACCGCACCCCAAATGGCAAGCGCACCCATCGCCATTAACCCAATGCCAAGCGGGACATTCACGCCGGAGAACGCCAGCGCCGCACCGATCGCCAGCAGGGCCGCGCCGGCAAACAACTCCATGATGGCACTAAGCTGGTCGTTGATGCCGGTTGAGAAGTCCGGGGATTTATTCTCTTCCTGACTTCCCGACAATTTGTTGATTTCATCGAACGACGCAAGGGATTTGCTTGCCTTTTTTGCAGACTTCCCGGTCTTGTCCAGCGCGTCCGATTCTTCGTAAAGGCTTTCGGCTGCCTTTGCAGATTCCTCGGCAGTCGTTCCAAAGATCATGGAGACTAGCTCGGAGATGGCGTTGACCACGCGCGTGATGACGTCGACGAGCAAGGTGAACGCCGGAACAACCACGTTGACGATCGGCTGGGCCAGCGTTCGCAACGCTCCCTTCAGCTTGGCGACCGCAGCCATCGCCTTATCGTTGGTCTGGATCGCGCTCCACATATAGCTCTTTAGCGTTCTGAGAGCTTTGGTAATAAGCGAAAAAACAAGCACTCTTTTGGCGAGCGTTTTAACGTGGCTCACAAATTTGTCCATTTGTTTACTGGCTGCCTGTGCCGCCGGAGAAATCCCTTTGGTGTTTTCTTTTGCTGCCATAATTTGTTTAGACAAATCTCCGGCTCTATTAGTCATGCGCTCAAGGCTTCGCGTGTCTCGTGCAATCGAGGTATCCATGCGCTCTACTTTGTTCTGCACGGAATCCCACTCTTTCTGAAGAGCTTTTACTGTTTGCTCTTGCTCCTTTATTGCGCCAGCCGTGTAAAACTCGTCGCCGTTCCGCATTTGGTCAAGCTGGGCTTTGGCTGCATCGAGGTTTGCTGCGATCTGCTTAGACTGCTCAACCAGGGGCATTTGCTCCTGCTTTTTGTCGCTGATTTTTTCATTGAGTGCATCAATCTTTTTTTCAAGCGCAGTCAATTCTTTTTGCGCGTTTTTCGCGTCTAATTCCGTATTGATAACAACGGAACCGTCTGCATTCGCCACAAAATCACCACACTTTCTACTTGCGTTTTATTTTTTATGTGCTATTCTGATAAAAGGAGGGATTAAAATGATTGCTATTTTAGGCTTGTTAAGTATCGCAGGATTTGTTGTCTCATTGCTCACTTTGGTTATCCTTGCAATCAGGAAAAAGAGGAAGAATATCGCTTTAATATCCCTTGCCACATTCTTTGTTCTTTTTGTTGTATGCGTATCTCTTCCAACATCGGATGGCTCAGAAGCGTCAAATGCAAATAGCGTTTCGTCCACAGCGCCAAATTCTCTTAGTGAAGAAACCCAGGATTTAAGAGATGAAACGGATGCAATTAAATTTAGTGGAGAAAATTACACCGCCGAATATTTAAAATGCTGGGAGGCAAGCGGATTGACTGGCTGCTTTTACATTGATGTAAAAATCAGCAACATCGGGGGCGAGGAATGCATCTATTTGCTTGATGATGTCTATGTGGATGACACGCATTGTCAAAGCGGTTCGGGTTTGCCGATTACGGCACTTCCTTCCAAAAATGTGAGAGCGTCATTTGTTGTTTTTTGTGAAACCCCATTAAGCGAAATATCAAATGTCGAGTTTAAGCTAAATGTTTTAGACTCTGAAAACTACAACACGCTTGAAACAAGCAACACGGTTTCCGTTATGCCAAACGCTTGAATTTTGCCGCCCTTTTCGGAGGGCGGTTTTTCATATCCACTTGCTGATAACGTCCTCATCCTGCGCCGTGTACTGCCGCTTAAAGTCGACCATCTGCTTATTCTGCTTGTAAAATTCCTGCTCGCTCTTATCGAGCTTTTTCCCCTTTGCCCGCTTGCTGCGGATGGAAACGACCTGCGCAAAGGTGCAGTCCCCGATCTCCTGATACGCCGCGATCCACGTCCACCAGTGCAGATAGTCCACAGACCGCACTTCTTTGCCGAGCACTCGATTGATTGGAGCCACGAGCAACGGGAAATCCTGCTGCCAATCCATCAGCTTCGGCCCGCGCTTTTCGTCTCGCGGGCCATCGCCGCAATTGATGAACAGAGCGCATTGCTTTATCGCTTCTTCGTAATCGTCCGGCGGCATCGTCTCAAAGTCCGGGTAGAAAATGTCGAGCATCGTTTCGGCCTTTTCCTGCTCGCTCAACTCCGCGTCGGAGAGCGCTTCAATAATGGTCAGGATGTCCCGAAAATCCGTTCGAACCGGGTATTCCGTGCCGTTCACCTCTACGGTGGTCGGAAGGTCGTATCTCACTTGTGATACTTCTTCGTGTACTTGCTGATGCGCGGATTGGTCGCCTTCTGCTCACGGGAGAATGCGGTATCCACCTCATCCATGATGGCGAGCATCAGGTTGGCCCAAACAGGCAGGCCGTCCGCCAGCGCGTACACGTTCATGCCTCCAAACAGAGCCGAGCAGATGTCGAAGCCAAAGACCTCGCCGATGATGTCGCGCATCTCCTCGTCCATCTTGCGGGCCGTCTCGAACACCTCGCGCTTGTTTGCGGTCTTTTCGACCTCCGCCTTGTACGCTTCCTGCTTTTTGTCGAGCGTATCAAAGGCGTTGAACAGCTTCTCCACAAAGGTGCTGTCCGTCGCGTTAAAGGCCAGCTCACAGGTCTTGCCATCCGTCGTTTCAAGCGTCTTTCGGACTACACCGGAATTGATGGAAATAATTTCGCTCATAATATCCTCCAAATTGGGGCGGGTCTATGCCCGCCCCTTTGTCTTTAGGTATCTGCCGCAAAGGTCACGCCGCTGGCGCTCTTGGTAATCGTGCCAAGCGTCCGGTTGCCGCCGTAAGTGATCTCGCTCGCAATGTTGAGCGTGCCGCCGCCGTCGCCG